TGGAATAGAAGCACAAGCACAACAGTTATCATTCGCATTACAGCCAACAAGATAATGCCCCTAGTTAATTTCGCAAATCTGGATTTTGACCAGATAAAAACATCAATTAAAGATTATCTTCGATCTAATTCTAATTTTACGGATTATGATTTTGAAGGTTCTAACCTGTCAACTATAATTGATGTCCTTGCATACAATACATATATCACCTCATACAATGCCAACATGGTATCAAATGAGGTTTTCATTGATAGTGCAACATTAAGAGAGAATGTTGTATCATTAGCACGTAATATAGGTTATACTCCTTATTCTAAAAAAGCAGCAATAGCTAATATTTCCTTCTTTATTGATACTTCTGACTATGCAGATAAACCTCAAACTATAACTTTAAATAAAGGACTTGTTGCTTCTTCTAATAGTTTTGTAAATGAGAGTTTTACATTTGCGATTCTAGATGATGTCACAGTTCCTGTCTCAGATGATGAAGCAAGTTTTGATAATCTTGCCATTTATGAAGGAATTTACCTTACACAGACATTTACTGTAAATTCTTTTGACCCTGATCAAAGATTTATACTTGATAATAGTGGAATTGACCTCTCTACATTAAGAGTGGTTGTCAAACCTTCTGAATCTTCTACTGTTACACGAAAATATATACAATCTGATAGTTTATTTGAGGTAAAAAGTGATTCTCCTGTCTATTTTGTTCAAGAAGTAGAAGGTGAAAGATATGAATTGGTATTTGGAGACGGAATTTTTGGTAAAAAGTTAGAGGCCCCTAGTTTTATCGAAGTTTCTTACTTAGTAACCAATGGAGAATCTGCAAATGGCATTAATAACTTTAATTTTAATGGAAAATTAACATCTTCAAGAGATGGTATTAATATTAGCAGTGGAATTTCTCTGGTTACAACACTTACAGCAGCTTCTTTAGGTCAAAGTATAGAATCAATTGAATCTATTAAGAAATATGCACCTCGAATTTATTCTTCACAGAAAAGAGCTGTAACAACTGCGGATTTTGAAGCAATTATTCCTTCATTATACACTGAAACAGACTCAGTTTCTGCTTTTGGAGGTGAAACTTTAAATCCACCCCAATATGGAAAGACTTTTGTAAGTATTAAACCTACAAATGGTCCTTATTTGTCGGATCAGATCAAAAATAACCTAAAAAGAGAACTTAAAAAGTATTCTATTTCTGGAATAGACGTAGAAATCACTGATTTGAAGTTTTTATATATTGAATTGAATATAACTGCTTATTATAATGCTAATTTAATCTCATCTTCTGCTGATCTCATCAGTCTCATCTCTGAGAATTTACGCAAATATGCTAAATCCGCAGAAATGAACACCTTTGGTGCTAGATTTAAGTATAGTAAACTCTTATGTGTTATTGATAACAGCAGTGATTCTATAACTTCTAATATTACTACCGTGGTTGTGAGAAGGGATCTCAGAGTATCGTTAAATAGTTTTGCGGAATATGAAATTTGCTTTGGAAATTGTATCTTTGTTAAGAGTTGTGATGGATTCAATATTAAGTCATCTGGTTTTAATGTAGATGGAATTGCTGGTACAGTTTATCTTACCGATAAACCTGATAATGGTTCCACTTCAACTGGTCAGATTATGTTAATACAATTGGAATCTTCTAATCAAGCACAAATTATTAAGAAATCAATTGGAACTATTGATTATGAGAGAGGAGAAATTAAACTTTCACCAATTAACATAACTAATACAATGGTTAATAAAGGATTTCCATTAATTGAAATTTCTGGTTCTCCTTGTTCTAATGATGTATTAGGTCTTCATGATCTTTACGTTCAATTAGATCTTAATAATACCCTTATTAATGCCATTCCTGATTCTGCGGATATGGAGTCAGCGGCTTCCAGTTACGCAAATGGTAGTTTGGTTCGTGGAGAACAGGATGTTCCAGGTTCTACAACGTGTGATACACCAACTAATACTGTATTCACCTCTACAACCGCCTCCAGTGCTTCTACAACAGCAGCAACTACTACTTCGACTACAACCACCACATCTTCTTATTAATATCGCAAGATGATATCTACAGATCTCCAAAGAGTACAGATTCAAAATATAGTTGAGAATCAACTCCCTTCTTTTGTACAGGAGGATTTTCCTTTATTAGGGGAATTTCTTAAAGAGTATTATACTTCGCAAGAATATCCTGGAGCTTCTGCTGATGTAATTCAGAATATAGATGAATATTTAAAATTAGAAAGTTTAACTAATAATGCTAACGAGACAGAATTAGGAAGTGCGGTTGGATACCAAGATACTACAATTACAGTTACGTTTGATCTTAACCAAAGTATTTTTGGAACATATCAGTTTCCTGATAGAGATGGTTTAATACAAATTGATGATGAAATAATATTATATAAAGAAAAAACTAATACTACATTTACAGGATGTGTAAGAGGGTTCAGTGGTGTTACTTCGTATGGTACATCTGACCAATTAACTTTTTCACAATCAGATATTAATCCTCATCCAAAAGGAAGTAAGGTTACTAATTTAAGTGCTTTACTTTTTAACAGATTTTTATTAAAACTTAAGAATCAGATTTCTCCAGGATTTGAAGATAGGACTCTAGATGCTGATCTTAATCAAAGATTGTTTATTTCACGATCAAAAGATTTTTATCAGACTAAAGGTACTGATGAATCCTATAATATTCTTTTTGGTGCTTTGTATGGTGAAAAGGTAGATGTAATAAAACCAAGAGAGTTT